GTCAAAACCTTGGGCGGAGCCATTATCAACAGCTGTCCAACTATTACCGCAGATGCATCCACAGTCACATTCAAACCCAATGTAACAGTATACGATGCATCCTTTTCCTGCTATCTGTCCATCTGTAATGGCTCAACGGAGTACCTCGCGCTCTCGGCAAGAACCTGGACAAAGGGTACTGCCGACCGCACCATTACGCTCTCACAAACGGAACGCGCCGACCTGTTGGATGCGATGGCAAGTATCAAGTCCTTCACAGCTACCATTAAAGTGGTAACCAAAAGTGGCTCGACTCAGATCGGCAGTGCTTCGACCTGCACCTGTACGGTGCAGACTACCAGTGCCAACTCCGCACCGACCATGACGGCATTTGCCTTCAAGGACAGCCGATCGGCCACGGCTGCAATTACTGGAAATGACCAGCTGTTCATTCAGTCCTATTCGTATTTGTATGTTACACCCGGTGTTGCCACGGCAAAGAACGGTGCGTCCATCGTTAAATATGCCGCCACCTGCAACGGTGTGACATATTCCAATACTACAGGCGCTGCGCTGAACCTTTATGGTGTTGCGAAGTCCGGCACGGTGGATGTGGTAGTTACAGCTACAGACTCCCGCGGCTATACCGTCAGCAACACTCAGCAGATTACGGTTATTCCATATGCAAAGCCGAAGGTGTCAAACATCTCACTTCGCAGAACCAATGACATTGAGGCAGAAATGCAGCTGATTTTCAACGGCAGTATTTCTCCCATCACCGTTAATGGTACGCAAAAGAATAGTCTTTTGTATGTACAATACCGCTACAAGCTAACCAGCGCAAGCAGTTACGGCTCATATACGAGCATCCTTGCTAATGTCACCCAAAGTGGTACCAGCTTTTCCTACTCCAACCTGGAACTATGTAGCCTGGATTCCAACTCGTCCTATGACTTCCACGTTTATATCCGGGATCAGCTGAACACGCTGTCGGCAACCAGTCTTTATTTCACCGTTCCCCAGGGAACACCTTTGCTGGCTCTGCGAAAGAAGATGGTGGGCATCAACACACCGACACCAGACTCCGCACTCCATGTAGTGGGTGACGGTCATTTCGAGGGTGATGTCAATATTGAGGGTGATGTTCGAATTGCAGGAACGCTAACCCCAGATAACATCGATTACACCTTCGATAAGCCATATTTCGGCATTTGCGAAACCGCCGCAGCTACCGCCGCCAAGGTCGTGACCTGTGATGAGTTTCAACTGAAAAAGGGTGCGCATTTGGCTGTGCAATTCACTTATGCCAATACAGCATCCTCTCCGTCCATGAATGTAAACGGGACCGGTGCAATTGCGATCTGCGGTGTGAATGGCTACTATGTTTCCTCAAATATGTGGACAGCCAATCAGATGGTGCATTTTGTTTATAACGGCACCTGGTGGATTGCTTTGAACTGTCTTCCGGCATCTACTGCTCGATACGGCGTTACCATGCTATCGAACAGCGTCAACTCCACCAGTCAGTCTCTTGCAGCCACACCTTATGCTGTCAAACTTGCGTATGATCGTAGTTCCTGGGACAGCATCTCGCTGACCAATGCGTTGGCAATTGCGTACGGCGGCACAGGGGCAACCACGGCAGCGGCAGCTCGGACGAACCTGGGTATAACCGCTACTTCGCTGTATAACGGAACGTTGAGTAGTGGTAGCACCACTTTCAATTACGGCAACTACAATTTCTATGTGATTATCGGAAAACCTGCTTCTTCCGTTAGTTCCATGTCGATTGTCGTCCCCAAGGCCGCACTGACCACAAGCGTTGTTAAATACCAGTTTGCGGACGAAGCATACTACATCACCTTTGGCCTATCCTATTCGGGTTCAACAGTTACGCTGACATGGAGTTCATCCAATGGCTCTGGGGTCATCAACCGTGTATTTGGAATCAACTAAGGAGGCAATATGCAAATCATCACAGATAACAACGGCTTCGTCATGAGTTTTGCCTATGTGGGTAATCTGGTGGATGGAATTGAAGTTCCTGAACCCGAGGAAATTGACCTGTTCCTGCACCAGTTTTATGCCTTTCATCTGCAAGATGGCAAACTGGTGTACGATGCCGCCACCTACAAAAAGCATCTGGAAGAAGAACTCAAGGCAGAATACCGCCTTCGCCGAGAAAAAGAATGTTTCTCAGTCATCAACCGTGGCCAGCTTTGGTACGAGGGTGTATCCATCACTCAACTGCTGGAACTGCGCCAATGGTACAAAGCGTGGCTCAATGTCACGGAAACAATGGTCGTGCCGGAGAAACCGACATGGCTGGAATAAGGAATTTGGGCATCCGCAAGGGTGCCTATTTTCATATAAAAATATGAATTTCAGGAGGAACGACCAATGGATCTCACCGCACTTGCGGCAACGATTACTGCTCTCGGCGTCGTTTTCGGCGCAATCTTTGCCGTACACAAATGGTTCTTGAAACAGGAAAAACAGGACAAGGATATCAAGGCCATCAAGGAAGAGCAGACCATTCTGACCCAGGGCATCCTTGCCTGCCTGCAGGGTCTGCACGAGCAGGGCTGTAATGGCCCCGTCACCGCTGCAATCGAGCGGATTGAAACCCATCTCAACAAACAAGCCCACAAATAAGAAGGAGGAATTCATTATGACTGACATTACCGTAATCCCCGCACTGGCTGCCATCGTGTACACCATCATCGACATTGCTAAGACCGCTATGGGCGGTGACGAAAAGTTCAAGCGTTTCATTCCGCTGATCGCCTGTATCCTGGGCGGCATCTGTGGTGTGGTCGCATTCTACTTTGTTCCCGGCACTATGGGGACAGAGAACATCCTCGTTGCCATCATTCTCGGCGCTGCAAGCGGTCTGTCCGCCACCGGTACCAACCAGGTGGTCAAGCAGCTGTCCGCTGGCACTACGACTAAGAAGGAGGTAACCGATAATGAATCTGCGTAAGTTACTTTTGACCGAAAACGCCTGTTATAAGGCGGGTCGCAAAATTACCGTCAAAGGCATCATGGTTCACTCCACTGGTGCCAACAACCCCAACCTCAAGCGGTATGTCGGCCCCGATGATGGTCTGCTTGGTGAAAACCAGTACGGAAACCACTGGAACACCTACCATCCCGGCGGCAGAGAGGTTTGTGTTCACGGCTTCATCGGAAAGCTGAAGGACGGCTCTATCGCAACGTACCAAACTCTGCCTTGGGATCACCGTGGTTGGCACGCCGGTGGCTCTGCAAATAATACCCATATCGGTTTTGAAATCTGTGAGGACGGTCTCGCTGATGGCACCTATTTCAAGAAGGTGTATCAGGAGGCCGTTGAACTTTGTGCGTATCTCTGCAAGGAGTTCGGACTGACCGAAAAGGATATCATCTGCCACTCCGAGGGATACAAGCGTGGCATTGCATCCAATCACGGAGATGTCATGCACTGGTTTCCGAAACACGGCAAAAGCATGGATACCTTCCGTGCTGATGTAAAAGTGCTGCTTTCTGCCGGAACAAACTCCGCTCAGGCAGAAAAACCGCAGGATACCTCTTCCGTGGAAAAGACCATCTGGGACTATCTTTACGGCAAGATCGGCAACGCCTACGGCACTGCAGGCTTGATGGGCAACCTGTACGCTGAGTCCAGTCTCAAGCCCACCAGTTTGCAGAACACCTACGAAAAGAAACTGGGTTGTACTGATACAGCTTACACAGAGGCTGTGGACAATGGCTCCTATGGTAACTTCGTAAAGGACTCTGCTGGGTATGGTCTGGCGCAATGGACATACTGGTCTCGCAAGGAGGCGCTCCTGGAGTTTGCCACGTCCAAGAGCAAATCCATCGGTGACCTTTCTATGCAGCTTGATTTCATTTGGAAAGAACTGACCGAAAGCTACAAGGGTGTACTCGCCACGCTGAAGTCGGCCACTTCCGTTACAGAAGCATCCACCGCTGTGCTGACCAAGTACGAGCGTCCTGCTGACCAGGGTGAAGCTGTCCAGGCAAAACGGGCATCCTACGGTCAGACTTACTATGACCGCTATGTTACCGTTGAATACCCTGAAAAGCTGACTTCCGGCTATTACCGTGTGCGTAAGACTTGGAAGGATAGCAAGTCCCAAATTGGCGCCTATCGTATCCTGAAGAACGCAAAAGCGGCTGCGGACAAAAATCCCGGCACTTATGTGTTCACCAATGACGGTGTTGCCATTTACCCTGAAAAGACTGTGGAAACCTACCGCATCCACACCGTGGTCAAGGGTGATACTCTCTGGGACATTGCAAAGGCGTACTTGGGCAACGGCTCTCGCTACCCTGAAATCAAGGCCCTTAACAATCTGACTTCCAACGTCATCTACAGTGGTTGGAAACTGAAAATCCCCAACTGACGAGCAAGGAGGTAATCTGAAATGGCAGACTGCGTAGTCATGCACCAGGGCGATTCTTTCCCAATCCCTGTGGAACTGATGCAGGACGGACAGCCCCTCAATGTAAATACCATTGAGGATCTTGAAATCTGCGTTGGCTCCAACATCAAGCGAAAACTGAGCGATGGCGGTATCTTGCAGGCAGACGGATCGGATTACCTCTATTTCGTACTAAGCCAGGCAGAAACACTCGGAATGAAGCCCGGATACTACGGTGTGGGCGTTCGCATCAAGTATCCGGGCATTCCGCCCAGTGTCAACATCGAGTCCATCGGCTCTATTCTGATTGCGCCCAGCAACTTTAAGGAGGAAATCTAATGGGCTTCTCTCACAAACTGACAGGCCGTTTGGTTTCCCAACAGAACACTCTTAACGGCAATCTCCCAGGCAAACTGGTATTCGGCAGGCAGGGTGAACCCGGACCTCCCGGCCCCAAAGGTGATACCGGATTCACAAGTTATGCCGCATATCTGCTCTATACAATTTTACAGGCAGCGGAATATTCCTCGGATCAGTCGCAGAATATTATCGCTCTTGCAATCGAATTGGGTCTTTCACCGGAGACCGAAGCATCCAGGACATCCTACCTCGGCGTTGCTGTCCTTGGCGAAATGTACTTAGGAGGATAATCTATGAGTTACGAAAAACAGACCTTCGTTGACAGAGTTGTCGATAATTCCGGCAAAGTTGTCACCGAAGGTACAAAACTGACAGCGGCGCACTTGCAACACATCGAGGAAGGCATCGTTGAAGTGGAGGCTAAAGCTACCTCCGCACAGTCCTTGGCGGATTCAGCCAACAGTAATGCCAGTTCTGCCAGAACAACAGCATCTTCCGCAATGTCGGTAGCCAGCGATGCAAAAGCCGCCGCTACTACCGCAGGCAACACAGCAGACCGCGCCTATTCTATGGCATCCAGTGCTTCAGCAAGTGCTTCGGATGCCGCCACCAAAGCTAACAATGCCACCTCTGCTGCCAATAACGCATTTACTACAGCATCCAATGCATTGTCCGCTGCAAGCAAAAAGCAGGATCAGTTGGTCAGCGGCACCAATATCAAAACGATCAACGGTAAGCCTGTTATCGGCGAAGGCAACCTGGAGATCTTGAATATCCCAGAAAGCCTATATGACCAGGCAAAAAAGCAAATCACTCGGTTTCGCCATCAGTGCGCAATAACCATTGATCCTCCGGCTGAGAAAGAAGTGGACATCATTCTCTTTTCTGGTCAGTCCAACAGCTGCGGCAGAGCGCAGTTGGCCGATTGTTCCACACCAGAGGATCTATTGCTGAGTACCCCAATGAGGAAGGCTTTCCATTTTGATAACCTTTCCTCCACTCAACCATTGGAAATTGTGGAGCCTATCACAGCAAACGGCACCAGCACTTACGGCTACATTCCTGCTTTTCTAAATGCCTATCACGCTACCACCGGGAGACAGGTATGTGCTTGCTTCATGAGTTCAGGTGGTGCGAATCTGAACAAATTCGTACCGTATGTACTGGATGCAAACAGCCAGCCTACTGAAAAATCCAACAGTTATTTCACCGCTATGGTGGATCGGGTGAGCCATGCAAAGCTTCAGCTTTCTTTGCTCGGCTATACCGTGGGCGGCATCTATCTGGTTTGGTGTCAGGGTGAAAACGATGCTTACTACTATGGCAAGGACAGTGGCTCTTACTGTACGGACTACGAAAAGACATTGACCACCGCCGAAGCAAAGACCGCCTACTACAAGGATCTGTTTATGACCCTGGTAGATGGACTGAAGGAAGCAATCGGTTTGCAGACCGCATTTATCATTCGTATCGGTCACCGTAAGGAGAACCCCACCAAGTGGGAGATGTACGGACCCATCGTTCAAGCGCAGAATGAACTCGGCAAAGAAGAGCCGGATTGCGTACTGGTTTCCACAGTTTTCGCCGGCGCTGAGAAGTTCATCGAAGAAGATGGTTCTGTCCGCAATCTCATGCGTGACTACACCCACTACAAACCGGAAGGTTATGTCCGTGCAGGATTAGAAGCCGGTGTGAATGCAGGAATTTACATTAATTCTGGTCGCAGAGTAAAGCCAATTCTGCTGGAATATGAGCGTCTACTCTTTGCTGATGACACAGTCTATGAGCGTCCTGTGGATGCGTACCTTTATGATCCCTGCCGAGTCGATCTGAATCTAATGAAAAAGTTCGCCGCCGATGTGGTTACTTCCATTGGTCTGTCCTTCACCCAGACGTCCCTTGGAATTGGTGATAGCGCTCAGATCGTTGCCACCGTGTATCCGACCACAGTCAGCAACAAAAATGTGCTGTATGAGAGCAGCGCTCCCGACATTGTGGAGGTAAGCAGCCTGGGCCTGATCACCGCAAAGGCAGAAGGCACCGCAGTGATTACCGTTACTTCCGAAGCCACAGATACAGTTTCCGCAACTGTTGACGTTACCGTCGCAGCGACAGTAATCCCGGTACAAAGCATTACCCTAAACCACAATACGGCCTCTCTGCTGGTTGGTGATACGCTTCAGCTGACTGCTACGTTGACACCCGATGATGCAACGGATAAGAACATCATCTGGACATCAAGTGACCCCGGTGCTGCCTCCGTTGATGAGAATGGTCTGGTTACCGCTCTGGAACAGGGCGATGCCACAATTACCGCAGTTCCCAGTGGCAACAGCGCATTGTCTGCCACCTGCGTAATTTCTCTGGCGCACAATACCGCAACAGTTCTGCTGGATTTGGATTTCACGGAAAAAACCGTGCAGGATTACATTGATGCTGGCATTCTGGAAGTCGGTGACTCTACCATTGATAATCTGGCATATGATGAAAGTGGTCTGGTATGTAACGATACCGATTTGTCCTATGGTCTGAAACTGACACAGCCGATTGACACGGCACAGAACTGGTCGGTAGAAATTACCATGACACAATCCGCATTCGCAGACAGCGGTACAACTGCTACCGAAAGCCTGTATCCCTATCTGGCAATCCTCAGTGCGACCAGTGAACATGAAAGTCATGGAAGCACCTGTCTGGCTCCCTGTGTGCTGGATAACAAGTATGTCGCATCCATCCGCTTGGGTGAAGGTAAAAGTACCAGTACCGGTGTGAACGGTACTTTCCTACATGACGGCATTGAGCATACCTACAGAATGACATTTGACACTACCACAAATGTGTTCGAGGTATTCAGAGACGGTGTTTCCATTGGCAACAGAACCTGGGCAGCGGCAACGACCCCTGTCAGCGGCCAGTTTGGCCATGTATTGGGTATCCACAAGGGGTATTCTTACGCTGAGAACTTCCGTCCCAAGGCGGGCTTTAAGATCCACAGTCTTAAAGTCAGCAGAATCTGATACTGCAAACAAGCCCACTGAACTGGATGACTTCCGTTCGGTGGGCTTTCTTTTTTTGCCGAATTTGCTGATTATCCGCCAAAACGCTCTCTTCGTTTCCATTTGGCACTGAGGAGAACACCTCCTCAGATTGGAGGATACCCAAAATGACGGATTCGCAGAAAAAGCAAATCGTAGCAATGCGTAAGCAAAACGCTACTTACACAACGATATCCGAAACGCTTGGCATCCCAGCCAGCACCATAAAGACCTATTGCCGTAGGGTCGGCATGACCACTGACCGAACCCCAAGTAAGCCTTGCTGTAAAAACTGCGGTACTGAACTGACCTACACACCTAAAGCCCGGCCCCGGTTATTCTGCTCTGACCACTGCAAGCAGACATGGTGGAACAAGCACCGCAGGGAGCGTGTCAGTGCAAAGATTGTTCCGCACACCTGCCCAACGTGCGGAAAGGTGTTTGCAGACTACAGCGGAGCCAACCGAAAATACTGCTCCCAGGAGTGCTATCGTGAAAGGGGTGTGCGTGATGGACAGTAAGACATTCCAGGCTCTGCTTGGGTACAAATCTGCTATGGCGCAAGCTCGACTGATGCTCTCCAAGGGGCTGATTACCGCTGCGGAATACGGCATAATTGAGACAAAAATGTGCGGGATTTTTGGTATCAATTTTGGTAGTTTATATCGCGATAATGACTGGATAAATGGGGCAACTGACGGTAATATAGCACCTGTGAAGGAGGTGGTATAATGCCAAAAATCGTTACGAAAGTTGCTCAAATTCCCAAGTTACAGCGAAAAAAGCGGGTCGCAGCCTATGCCCGTGTTTCTTCTGGCAAGGATGCAATGCTCCATTCGCTGTCTGCCCAGGTCAGCTACTACAATGACCTAATCCAGAAAGAGGACGGTTGGGAATTTGTCGGTGTGTATTCCGATGAGGCCATCACGGGCACCAAGGAAGCTCGCCCTGGCTTTCAGCAGATGCTGGAAGAATGCCGTAACAGAAAAATTGATATGATACTCACAAAATCCATCTCCCGCTTTGCGAGAAATACCGTGACGCTCCTTGAGACTGTCCGTATGTTGAAAGCGTTGGAGGTGGATGTCTTTTTTGAGGAACAGAACATCCACACCATGAGCGCCGATGGCGAACTGATGCTGACCATTCTGGCATCCTATGCCCAGGAAGAAAGCCTATCCGCCAGTGAGAACCAAAAGTGGCGCATCAAAAAGAATTTCGAGGAAGGGATGCCCTGGAACGGTCGGATGCTCGGCTATCGAATGCGGGACGGACAATATTACATCATTCCAGAGGAGGCGGAGATCGTTCGGCGCATTTACAGAGAATACCTTGAGGGCTCCGGTCCGAACAGGATCGCAGCAGGATTGACCGAAGATGGTATACCTACAGCTATGAACGGAAGCATATGGCATCCGCAGACCATTGCCAAAATGCTCCGAAACTACAGTTACACAGGAAACCTTCTCCTGCAAACAACCTTCAGCGAAAACCACATAACCAAGCGGATGCTCAAAAACACTGGGCAGCGCCCTCGTTACCTCGCAGAAGAGACCCACGAGGCAATCATCCCGATGGAACAATGGCAAGCGGTTCAGGAAGAAATTGCACGGCGGTCAAAAAAGCACACCGCTACACCACCGGCAATGGAGAAATTTCCATACACAGGACTGATCCAATGCGCCAAGTGCGGAAAAAACTTCCGCAGGAAAACAACGGCAACACGAGTCGTTTGGATCTGCTCTACATTTAACACCAGGGGCAAAAAATACTGCGCCCCAAAGCAAATCCCAGAAGCGACACTGGATGCTTTGGTGGCAGAGGTAGCCAAGAAACCCTCAGATATCAAGAAAATCACAGCCGATGACGGCAACACGCTCCACTTCCACTTGGCGGATGGCAGTGTGGTTACCCGCATTTGGGCAGACCGCTCCAGAGCAGAATCCTGGACGGCTGAAAAGCGCGAGGCAGCAAGACAAAAAGAGATAGAAAGGAGACAAGCCGAATGGCACGAGCAATCACAGTAATTCCTGCCACCAAAGATAAATTCACGGCACTGCCAACCGCATCCATTGCCAAGCGAAGGGTCGCAGCCTACGCCCGTGTGTCAACGGACAGCGATGAGCAGTTCACCAGCTATGAGGCCCAGATTGACTACTATACGCAGTACATCAAAAAGCGAGACGATTGGGAGTTCGTAAAGGTCTACACCGATGAGGGTATTTCCGGTACGAACACGAAACGCCGCGAGGGTTTCAATGAGATGGTGGCTGATGCCCTGGCAGGAAAAATCGACCTCATCGTAACCAAGTCGGTCAGCAGATTTGCGAGAAACACGGTAGACAGCCTTGTTACTGTCCGAAAACTGAAGGAACATCATGTGGAGGTATTCTTTGAAAAGGAAAACATCTACACCTTCGATAGCAAAGGCGAACTGCTGATCACCATAATGTCCAGCCTTGCCCAGGAGGAAAGCCGGAGCATTTCCGAGAACGTCACCTGGGGGCAGAGAAAGCGTTTCGCTGACGGCAAGGTCACGATGCCCTTCAAGCATTTTCTCGGCTATGACCGTGGCGAGGACGGTGTCCCCGTCATCAACGAGAAAGAGGCCGAGGTTGTGCGGATGATTTACAGGCTGTTCCTTGAGGGGAAAACAGCGGCGGGCATCTGCAAGAACCTTATGAGCCTGGGCATTCCCACACCAGGAGGAAAAACAAAATGGGTACAGGGTACGGTGATGAGCATCCTGCAGAATGAAAAATACAAGGGCGATGCGCTCTTGCAGAAGAAGTTTACTGTAGATTTCCTCACCAAAAAGCAGAAGGTCAACGAGGGCGAAGTTCCGCAGTATTATGTGGAAGGCAGCCATCCGGCAATTATCACTGCGATGGACTTTGACAGAGTGCAGGCTGAAATTGCCCGCCGTCAGCGCCTGGGACGCTCCTACAGCGGTTCGAGCATCTTTGCCAGCAAACTGATCTGCGGAGACTGCGGTGGCTTTTACGGCAAAAAGGTGTGGCACTCCACGGATGCCTACCGCAGAGAAGTATGGCGCTGCAACAGCAAGTTCAAGGGTGAGGCGCGGTGCGAAACCCCCGCCTTGGACACAGACGTCATTCAGCAGATGTTCCTTAAGGCATACAATCAGCTGATGGGCAGCCGAGAACAGGTCATTCAAGCCTGTGAGGTTATGCGGTCGATCGTTGCCGATTTCACGGAACTTGATGCCGAAATTGACGCTCTGAATGAGGAAATCCAGGTGGTTGCCGGACTGGTCAGCCAGTGCATCAAAGAAAATGCCACCTCGCAACAATCCCAGGAGGAATATGGTAAAAAGTATACCCGGCTGGTGAAACGCTACGAAAAAGCGGTAGAAAAGCTGAAGAAAGCCAATGCGGACAAGGAGAGTCGAATGGAACGTGACCGGGACCTTCGGATTTTCATTGGCTCAATTGAAAAACAGCCCCTCGTCCTGGAAACCTGGGACGAAAGGCTGTGGATTTCACTATTGGATTCGGCAACGGTACACGCTGACAGCAGAATAACATTCCGCTTCAAAGACGGGACGGAAATTGAGGTTGGGGCTGAATAAGCCCCACCTTTTTTGCGGTTAGGGCAATTGCGTATCCTTCCTTCTGTTGTCGGCATAGCAGGCTCGACCGCAGAATTTACGCTTTGGATTTGCCGACTCAAAGGAACACCCGCACTGTACACAGGTGATTGTATAGAGCGTCCTGTCCATCTGATCTTGGTGCTGCGCCCACCATTTCATGCGGCAGGCATCGGAGCAGAATTTTTTCGTTTTTCTACCGGGCAACTGATCAACGGGAGAACCGCAACACGGGCATAATCCCATCGTGGCCACATACTCAGGGTCTCTTCCGTGCCTGTGGATAAAGGTCTTAACCGCTGACGGGTTCAACTGTAATTGGCGGGCGATAGATTTACTGCCCATGCCTTTCAGCTTCAGTGCGATAATTTTCCGCTTTTCCACCTCAGAAAGTCTGCGACGTTCCTTCTTTTCGGGTGTGATTTCCATATCCGATTCTCCTTCCAAAATGGTAGGTGGTGTTGACTGGGGGGTCACAGGTTGCGTTGGTATGGGGTCGGGCTCCTCGGCCATAGTTGCCGTTTTCTGCACAACTCGCAACCGCTCCGGTATATCGATTACTGTCTCATAGCCATCAATAAACACAAAACGTAATCTGTCACCCGTGCAAACAAGCACTCGCTCTACTAAGGTCAGCCACATTGCAGGATCGTGTGTCATTGCCGGAATCTCCCGCAGGGCAACTGCTGTCAAATACTCCTCCGCAGCATCGTATCTTTCGATTGGCAGTACCGCCTTAAGCGTTGAAAGGCAATAGTCCATAACGATGCGCCTTTCTTCGAGCAAATCCCGAAATGCCTCATAGTATGCCTCCGTCAATTGCGGTTCATATATGTGTGGAGTCGGGCATTTGGGATTCCCCTGAAATCGTTGTGGGCATTCCCAAACCAGGTCTTTGGTTGTGGTGGAATGCCAACACTTCCTGGTGTACAACTGATTACAGTGGCTGCATAGCAGCTTTCCGGCAAAGGGAGTGCGTGTGCATCGCTGCCGGTCCTTAATAGCCATCCGCTCCTGCACTGCATCGTGGTGCGCTCGACTGACGATAGGAGCGTGGTCATTCTCTATGTAATACTGTGGAAGTTCACCGCAGTTCTTCTTTGCCTTTTTCGTAAGAAAATCGTAGGTGAACTTCTTTTGCAGAAGGGCGGCACCATAGTATTTTTCGTTGGTGAGAATGCTCTCAACAACTGTCACTGACCATTTGTCTTTTCCACCCGGTGTCTTGATCCCGGCACCCATCAGCACCCTTGTAATGTCTCCAAGCGTTCGCCCCTCAAGGTACAGCAGATAAATCAGTCGGACAATTTCTGCCTGTTCTGCGTTGATGACCATCGTGCCATCTTTTCCACGGTCATAACCGAGGAATGCTTTATAGGGAACAGAAAACTTTCCATCAGCAAAACGTTTGCGGATGCCCCAGGCGACATTCTCTGATATGGATCGGCTTTCTTCCTGGGCAAGGCTCGACATAAGGGTTATGAGGAACTCGCCCTTAGAATCAAGCGTTGATATGTCCTCTTTCTCAAAATACACCTCCACATTCTTTTCTTTGAGCGCCCGGATGGTCTTGAGGGTGTCCACCGTATTGCGGGCGAACCGGGAAAGAGACTTTGTGAGAATGAGGTCGATTTTTCCGGTAAGGGCATCATCGATCATCTGTTGGAAAGCAGGGCGTCTTTTACTGGAAGTTCCCGAAATGCCCTCATCAGCATATATGCCCACAAAATCCCACTGCGTATTTCCGGCTATATATTTGCTGTAATAGTCCCTCTGGGCGTCGATACTGCCCATTTGCTCATCTGAGGCAGTGGAAACACGAGCATACGCAGCAACCCGCTTTCTCCGAGCCATCGGTTCGAGTTTGGGAATGATGGTGACATTGGGTTCTATTCGGGTGACGACTTTCTCTCGCATCCCAGACCTCCTTCCAAAACACCAATAAAGGGCTGTATCTCATGTATTAATTGCATCCGGCACTCGCTCTCTTCATCTGCGGTTATAATGCCAGTCTCCCGCAGATTCTGCAGCAGAAATTTACACAGCCGGTAGTGCGTTTCGCTGACCGCCTGTTCATGTGTCATATGACCACTCCTTCCATATAGGGGTGTCATACTATTCGCTCTGAAATGCAAAAAAGTCAAGGCCCAGAATGAGCCTTGACGCAGTATTTCGGAGAGTTTCATTTACAGGGGAGAGTTTCACATTTTCCGCAGAGTTTCACTTCGGATTTGAAACTATGTGAAACCAAAACCGACCGTAGCATAATTATCATATGTTGCCAAAAAAGTCGAAAGAGCATTTGCTCTCTCAGCTTTTATCCTTTGAATACGAGACCGAACAATGAAATGCAACGCGAATGCAAACGAGTCTCGCCACTTGAACCATCCACAGCAAAATACCCACGGATTATTTCCAGCAGTGTACTTTATTCCCTCAGCAAGACCATTGGAACGAATGATGTAGATTCTGCCGGCATTCCCGGCCGAAAAGAAAGGAAAAAACGACCATGATGAATCTCGCTAATAAAGGCTTTGCTACCCGTCAGATCCATGCCGGCAAGCATGAGAATTCCGCCGGCGCCCTGTGCACTCCCATTTATCAGACCTCTACTTTTGCGTTTGAGACTGTCCAGCAAGGCGGCGCCCGTTTTGCCGGCGAAGAACCCGGCTTCATTTACACGCGTCTCGGAAATCCCTCCGTACAGCAAGTCGAGGAAAAGGTCGCTTCTCTGGAAGGCGCAGAAGCTGCGCTTGCCGCCGCCTCCGGCATGGGCGCTGTTTCTACTGCTCTGTGGAGCTGCCTGTCCGCCGGCAGTGAGATCGTTGCTTCCGACACTCTGTATGGCTGTACCTTCGCTCTCATGAACCACGGCCTGACTCAGTTCGGTGTCAAGACTCACTTTGTCGACTTCAGCAACCTCGATGCCGTCAAGGCAGCGCTGAACCAGAACACCAAGGTCGTTTATTTGGAGACTCCCTGCAACCCCAACATGAAGATGGTGGATATCGCCGCTGCAGCTAAGCTGGCGCATGATTTCAACCCTGAGATCATGGTGATCGTTGACAACACCTTCTGTTCTCCCTATCTGCAGCAGCCTCTGTCCCTGGGTGCCGATGTTGTTATCCATAGCGCTACCAAGTATCTGAACGGCCACGGCGATGTGATTGCCGGTTTCGTTGTTGGTTCCAGTGAATTTATTACCAAGTGCCGTATGTTCGGCCTGAAGGATATGACCGGCGCTTCCCTGAGCCCCTTTGATGCATTCCTGATCGCTCGTGGTTTGAAGACTCTGCACATCCGTATGGAACGCCACTGCGAAAACGCCATGAAGGTTGCCCGTTTCCTGCATGACCATCCTGCTGTCGATAAGGTTTATTATCCCGGTTTGGAAGATTTCGAGGGCTACGAAATCGCAAAGAAGCAGATGAAGCTGCCTGGCGGTATGCTGGCCATTGAGCTGAGGGCTGGCCGCGATGCGGTTGCCGATGCACTGAACAGACTGCAGCTGTGCACCATCGCTGTCTCTCTGGGCGATGCCGAAACACTGGTGGAGCATCCTGCTACCATGACCCATTCCACTTATGCGGCGGAAGAACTGAAGCTTGCAGGTATCTCTGAGGGTCTGGTTCGTATTAGTGTTGGTTTGGAAGATGTCGAGGATATTATCGAAGATCTGAAGAGTGTTCTCGATACACTTGTCTAA